ACAATGACATTAGGAGGAAGGCCAGACCCAATGAACGATGCACGAATGACTTTAGGAGTTGGAGATGAGGGCGACCCACAATTCACCATTTCATCTTCACACCCACACGCAGTTGCTATTTATCCAACAGTGATTATTTTTTATGGAAACAGAGTTGACGACATACGTATGCAAGGCGATGTTATTAACACGCTTCAAGCAAGGATGGGAACGGGAGGGGGCAATATGCCACTAATGAATGAAGGCGCTGTAGTACGACGTTTAACACCAACCGAATGTGAACGTCTACAAGGGTTTCCTGACGGATGGACAGAAGGACAAGCAGACAGTCACCGCTACAAGCAAATGGGTAACGCCGTAGCTGTACCTGTCGTAGAGTGGATTATGGAAAGGCTGGTGGCTTGTGACAAAAAAAATCAAAGCAATATTGTTTGAGCCTATGTCTGCTTACGAAGAAAACTGGACAGAACGTGAAATTAAAAATGCTTTACGAGCCAACGCAAGCAAAAGCAGCCATGTTGTTGTAACTGTAGAAATGGAAAACAATGACCGAGTTTGAGAAAATACTTAAAGAATTACAGGCTATGCACGACAAGAAGCAAGCCGATTACGGAGCCGTTGATGATCCATTTGCCAACGTAAGAGCCAGCGAGGACTTCGGCATTGACGGCTGGGTGGGTTGCATGACCAGAGCCAACGACAAGATGAAACGCCTTCAAGCTGCAGCACGAGGCCAGAACCTCAAGAACGAAAGCATTGAGGATTCACTGCTCGACCTTGCGACCTACACCGTCATTGCTCTATGTCTTTATCGTGAGCAAGCCGTTTGCAACCACACCTCGAATTACAAGACCAGGGGCGACGGCAACATCTACTGCGAGTGTGGCGAAAGACTGAACCTAACGCTTGACGAGTTCAATGATTTGATGATTGGCTTCAGGGAAGAGGACTAATGCAAGCCAAAATACTTATAGGGGACGCAAGGGATCGTTTGACCGAAATACCGGCTAAGAGTGTTCGCACTTGCGTTACTTCTCCTCCTTATTTTGGGCTTAGAGATTATGGAGTGGATGGACAAATGGGCTCAGAATTGACTCCTGATGATTTTGTTAATCAACTTGCATTGGTATTCCAAGGTGTTTATGACGTTTTAACAGACGATGGAACTATTTGGTTAAATCTTGGAGATACTTATCACTCAAACGGTAATCTTCTTGGCATGCCTTGGAGAGTTGCCTTTGAGCTTCAATCTCGAGGCTGGATTCTTCGTTCAGACATTATTTGGCAAAAACCTAATGTTATGCCTGAAAGCACTAAGAACCGTCCAACTAAGAGCCATGAACATTTATTCTTGTTTGCTAAATCAAATAAGTATTTTTACGACGTTGATTCCATTAGAGAGCCAGTTAGCGCAGTAAGTATTGCAAGGTCTAAATACTCATTTAACACCGACAGGCCAAGCGCAAAGACAACTGGGGGGATTCACGTTGAAAAGATGGGTGAAAGATTTGTAAATCCAAAAGGTCGCAACAAACGTGATGTTTGGACAATTCCAACAGCATCGTTCAAGGGCGCTCACTTTGCCGTGATGCCAGAATCACTCGTAGAGCCTTGTGTATTAGCTGGTTCGGCAGAAGGCGACACCGTGCTTGACCCATTTACGGGCTCAGGTACAGTTGCAGTAGTATCTCTTCAACACGGCAGGAACTTTGTTGGCACAGAATTAAACCCTGAGTACGGTGAGATTGCTAAAGATAGAATTACAAAAGCAGCGCCAATGTTTAATGAGGTAATTGTATGCTAACCATTGAGCAGATAACTAAGGGCATACAGACCGAGATGCGTAAAGTAGCTGAGTGCGTGGACGAATTAGCCACAGCAGGAGACACCGCAGCACAGACCGACGTTGCCTACGAGATTGCCAAAGCCAGGGTTAGTTTGCGAATTGTTGCTGAAAGTCCAGAGAAGTTGACCGTAAGCGAAATTGGTTACCGTTGTTTGGAAGAGACACAGGATGAGTACCTAGCGTACCTAATTGCCCGAAATAGGCACGATACCGTCAAGTCCGCTTTGCGAGCCAGCCAAAGCCGTCTGGACGCTCTACGAACCCTTATGACCAGCCTTCGGGTTGCCGGTGGGTAATGTTTGACTTATTGAATGTCACACCCTAGAATTACTATTACCTGAGGAGGTATCAAATGAATGTAGTAGCCAAGACAAATGAACTAACCCACGATGAGTGGATTAACTTACGCAGAACTGGCATTGGTGGATCAGACGCAGGAACAATCTTGGGAGTCAATCCCTATTCCAGTCCCTATGCGCTCTGGGCCGACAAGACTGGCTTAGTAGAAAACGTATTTAAGGGCAACGCAGCTACCGAGTGGGGCAATCGCCTAGAACGTACCGTTGCTGAAGCCTTTGCCGAGCAGTCGGGTTGTGCAGTAGTTGAGTGGCCGGTGATGCTTCGAGGCAAGAATCGCTGGGAACTAGCCAACGTAGATTTCTTTATCGTTGAGCCGTCCGAGATGTTCTACGCAGGTGAAGTAACAACTGCCACCGAACAACCTGAGAACATCACAGCCATTTTGGAGTGCAAGACTACCGGCATTGTCGGTAAGGGAAACGCTAAGGCATGGGACAACAACCAAGTCCCAGCGAGCTACTACTGGCAGGGCGCACACTATGCAATGGTTACTGAGATACCACAGGTCTACTTTGCTTGCCTTATTGGTGGTCAGGGCATTGTGGTTAGATCACGAGACTACACAGCCGAGTGCCTAGCCGGACTTAGAGATGCCGAGACTTCCTTCTGGGAGTTGGTAGAAAAAAAATCCCCCCCAGACTTCACCGGCGCAGACGCTGAGTTCGAGGTCTTAAAGGCACTGTACCCATCAAGCACCGGCACGTCAGTTGAAGTTGATGAGTTCATAGTTGACTGCTTAAGTGATTACCGAATGGCAAAGCGTGAGGCAGACGAAGCCGAGGAAAAGGTCAAGGCTGCAAGAATCGAACTAGAAGCTGCAATCGCTGACGCTGACGAAGCCACCTGGAACGGACAAACGCTTTATACTTACAAGTCCAATAAGGTTGGCGAACAGTTTGACACTAAAAGGTTTAAGGAAGAAAACCCAGAGCTATGGGCGCAGTACGTTACAGAGCGCAAGGGCGCACGAGTCCTTCGGCTGAAGGGTGAATGATGGGACGACAGACCTACCCACGCAGACCTAAGCCAGGTCAATGCGACTGTTCACTAGAGAACCCTTGCGACTTGCACAATGGGTCGTATGATGAAGAACAGATTAGTGAGACGATGACTCAAGAAGAGTTTATGCAAGAACTTACAAAGGTTCAAGAAGAGTTGGGACTATACAATGACTGAAACTGAACGCCAGGCATTACGAAACAAACACGCCGAGACTCCCGAACTTTACTGCGCTGCCTGCGCCGTAGTAGGTTTTGACGGCGAATCGTTAAGTCGCAAACAATACCCCTGCGATGTAATAAAAGTACTTGACTCTTACGACAAACAAGATGCTGACATTCTTGAGATTATTCACACTTACGACCAAGAACCTATTAGCGCAGTTGTTCGCATTTGGAATCTATTAGGTAACAGAGCATGACTGAAGCTGAACGCCAAGCACTACGAGACAAGCATCAAATGAACAACAAACGGTATTGCACTTTCTGTTATGAAAGATTACCATTTGGAATCGACAGGGGTTTAACAGGTACTTCTTACCCCTGCGACGTAATCAAAGTGCTGGACGCAACCGAAATGTGGTACAAGAACTAATGTGGTCATGGGTCCTGGCAGCTATCGGATCAACTGGCTTGTTCTTTGTTGGCGAGAAAAAGATTAGAGGCTGGTTTATTCTTTGCGTCAACGAAGGTGTATGGGTTGTGTATGCCATACACACACACCAGTACGGCTTTATTGCCTACAGCGCCTTGTATCTCATTATGTATTACAAAGCAATCAAAAACTGGAAGTGAGTTCTATGTCTTATCTTATTATTGGGTTAATTTGGGCTATCGGTGTTGTTACTGGAGCGATTCTTATGCTTATTTGGGACATGATTAAATGAGCACCTCTTCAACAATAATTACCCTTGTCTGCATTTGGATTCTGGCGTGGATGGCTATCAAAGCATGACCGTAGTAGCTGGACTGGTAACGCCTGAAGGGGCATGGATAGGCGCAGACAGCCTCAGTTCCACCGATGACGGCCTCGCCTCGCTTATCGCCACGCCAAAGGTAGGCAGGTTTGGCAATCTCCTACTGGGCTACTCAGGCTCGTTTAGGGTAGGGGCAATGTACTTCAAGGTCGCAGGTCGCTCCCACAACCCAACACTTGAGCAATTACTTGAAAGCGTAAAACTACCCGACGACCTCAAAGACGACTGGGAACTACTAGCCATTGAGCATGGACACCTCTACGAGATAACTTCCAACTCAGGGCCACTAGAGGCTAGGAAAGACCATGACGGCATTGCCTACGGTGCTATCGGCTCCGGTGCAGCTCCAGCGCTCGGATCACTATTCACCGACCACGAGGATGAGGGCAGTCTTTACCAAGCACTCGAAGCCTCTGCTATGCACACCACTAACGTGCGCTCACCATTTCTGGTATTGTCTCTGTAATGCTTCTAAAGGGGAATTGCCTAGAGTTGCTGGCAGAAATGCCTGACAACAGCGTGGATTCAATAGTCACCGACCCACCCTACGAACTTGGTTTTATGGGTAAGTCTTGGGATAACTCAGGGATTGCGTACAACGTAGAACTATGGAGCCAAGTACTTCGAGTTCTAAAGCCAGGTGGACACCTACTTGCCTTTGGTGGTTCCAGGACATACCACCGGCTTGCCAGCGCAGTAGAGGATGCAGGGTTTGAGATTCGTGACCAGATTATGTGGCTATATGGTTCAGGGTTTCCCAAGTCGCTAGACGTTAGTAAGGCGATTGATAAGAACAATGGCGAACCAAATCGCTTGCTCAAGTTTACAGAATGGATGAGAACGACAGGTTTGAAAGCCAAAGAATTAGACGCAGCGACAGGTACAAACATGGGTGGTCACTACTTGACGACCGCATCGCAACCTGCAATTCCAACTGTGGAACTTTGGGGAAAGATTCGCCCACTCATCGCCGATGTACCCGAATGGGTGGATGAGCTAGTGCAACGCATTGAGGCCGAGCGTGAAGTAGTTGGAACCAAAGACAGTAATTTGTTAGCAGTAGCTCCAGGGCAAAACAATGACCGCAGCGCAACTACTTTAAACATTACCGCTCCAAGCACACCAGAAGCCCAACAATGGGAAGGCTGGGGTACTGCCCTAAAGCCAGCCCACGAACCTATTGTTGTAGCTCGCAAACCTCTTATCGGCACAGTAGCCACCAATGTCCTGACCTACGGCACTGGTGCGCTGAACATTGACGGATCACGGGTTGGCACAGGAACTGGCGAAACCAAAACGGTTCAATACCCAGACATTCGTGGAAACAATTACAACAATGCTGAGGGAACGGTTGAATACACCGTAACAGACCAAGGTCGCTGGCCAGCCAACGTAATCCATGACGGTAGTGAGGAAGTGCTGGAGGGGTTTCCGAACAGCAAAAGTGGTAAGCCAGGCGTTCGTTTGTCAGATGGTTTTAATTCTGGTGTTTATGGAACAGGTATGGGAATAAAATCAGGGCAAGACAATGGCGAATACGGCGACTCCGGTTCCGCCGCTCGTTTCTTCTACTGCGCTAAAGCCAGTAAGTCCGAGCGCAACGCTGGGCTAGACATTGAGCAATTTCCGCTAAAGAACTATACAGAAGCAAACAAGATGGGTGGAGCAGGTGACACTATGCTTACAGGCTCAGGCAATCCTAGAGATAGTCGCAAGCAGAACTTTCACCCCACCGTCAAGCCAATCGCTCTTATGCGCTACCTAGTCAAACTAGTCACTCCACCCAACGGCACAGTTCTTGATCCATTCTTGGGTAGTGGCACAACAGCAGTCGCAGCAATACTTGAAGGCTTCAACTGGATGGGTTGCGAGATGACAGAGGACTACTGGCCTATCATTGAGGCACGAGTGGCGTGGGCTGAAGCTCAACCTAAAACACTTTTGTAACCACCACAATCTGTAGTAATACTATGGCGTGTAACCACAAGATGTGGTACATTTGATACACTAGACTTTTTTGTGTCCAATTAAAAGACACACTCCATTCGCCGAACAGAGGTGTCGGAACATGACACAGACTTCACCAGGCGGTTTTATCCGCACAGAAGAGCAAGCGATTCTTGACACAGAGGCGCTTAAATTGCGTTCTAACGGGCTTACCTACCAGAA